ATTCCATTAGCAATTGGACCAGCAGGTTCATACTTATACAGTGATGGAACAGATGTAAAATGGGGTGCTCAAACTCCACAACAAGATTATTTTGTATCACCACAAGGTGATGACACAAACGATGGTAGAACACCAGCAACAGCATGGAGAACAATTAGACATGCATGTGATCAAACTTTTAGTAGAGGACAAAGTATTGTTGCTATTGCGGCAGGAACTTATAACGAACAATGTCCAATTAAAGTTGGTAAAAATGTAGTTGTTGAAGGTGGAGGTCTTGGCGCTGTTACAGTTTCTCCAAATACAACTGAAGACAAAGGTTTTGGTGTTGGTATATCCGATGACGGATCAACTCCTAATGCAAACTCAAATATCTTCCATATGAACAATGGAAGTAGATTACGTAACATTGTTTTTAGAGCATTTAGTACAGGCGCAGTTTGTACATCACTAGATCCAGGAACAGGTCCAAACGACACAAGTGTTTGGATTACTTCACAATCACCATACGTACAAAACTGTACTTCATTTACACCAGGTGGTACTGGTTTAAAGATTGACGGTGGATTACACAACGGTGGATATAAATCCATGGTTGCAAATGACTGGACACAAATTAACAGTGATGGTATTGGTGTACACGCATTAAACGACGGACGTTCAGAACTTGTATCAGTGTTTACATATTATTGTAACATTGGTTATCTATCAGAAAGCGGTGGTAAAATTCGTTCTGTAAACGGTTCAAGTGCATACGGTGAAACAGGAATTCAAGCAGATGGTTTTTCACAAGCAGAAGATCCATTAACAGGTAACATTAGATTACAAACACAATCACTAGATGCTATCCAAGAAGTTCAAAATGATGTTACATTTAACAGATCATTAAAAGATTCTTCAGGTGATGTATTTGCAGTTGGATATACAAATCCAACTTGGACAGGTTCAGGATATGCAAGTTATACACAATCAGATTCATATATGTATTTTGCAAGATGGACTGGAAATGCATTAGATTGGCAACAAACACTAGGTGAACCAACAGGTACAAACGTTGGATTTACAGGTGAATTAATTGACGTTGCGGAAGATGAATCAGGCGGATACTATGCTGTTGGTAGAATTTATCAAAACTCAACATACAAAGGATTTATTGTTAAGTTCACAAGATTAGGTGAAGTTAACTGGCAGAAAGTTATTTCAAGTACAAGTAAATTAACAACTGTAATTCATGATAAAAGTCAAGGATTATATGTAGCAGGTGATCACACAACTGCTGGAGTCACTATTGCAAAACTATCAAATGGTGGTGTTATGCAGTGGAGTAAAACACTAGATTATGATGACAGTACTGTTAACTCACTAGAAGCAGTAAGATTGGCTTACGGTGCAGGTAGTTTATCAAGCACAACAACTTATCAGCAACAAGGACAACCAGATTTAGAAGGCAAGATCTTCTTAGCATTCAATGACAATACTGCTAATCAAACAGGTATTGCAGTTTACAACAGCAATGGTGTATATCAAAAAAGTTATCATTATGGTGACTTTACAATGTTTGATTTTAAATTTGATAACACAGGAGAAGATGGATTATATTTCCTAGTAGGTGGACAGTATGTACGTTCAGTAACATCATATGCCTACAATCTAACACAATTAACTTATGGTGGTAGTACACCAACAACAGTTGCTAACGTTAACGTTGGTGGTGGTCAGGGGGGTTCTACTAGAATTGCACTTGACACAGGTGGTGCAACACTCGATCAAAATGCAAACATTACTGTAGGATATAGTTTATTCAGTAGCGGTAATGGTATTGCAACTATTGTTGCTAACCAAGGCGTTACAGGTAATCAGCATATTATTGATGTAAACATTACTAGCGGTTCATTCCAGAACGGTGAAAATGTTAGCATGAGATCACAACCAACAGTGAACACTTACAACAACCCAATTGTTTCAAGAATCGATTTAGATGGTACAGTTAACTGGCAGAAACAGTATGCTTCATTAAAAGAAGGACGTTACACAGGTGTAACACCATTAGGTGATGAAGTTTATGCAGTTGGATCAATTGAAACATCAGCAGGATCAGGAGTATATAACGGAATTATATCTAGATTTGATTCAAAAGGTGTACACGGATTTACAAGAGAACTTGCAGATAATGGATCAGGTATTGATTTAAAATCAGTTGATGTTGACGGTGTTAACTTGATAATGGCAGGACAAGCCAACGGTAATAACGCAGGTTTCTTTAACTTTGCACGTAATGGTACAGGATTTGGTACACTAGCAGATTCAGGAAGTGACTACAACTATATTACAATTGGATCCCCAACTATCGAAAATGCAACAGTACTAGATTATGTCTTTCACGATATGGGTCCAGCCACAGTTAATTTAACAGTAACAGATACTAACGGTGTGATAGACAATTCACCAACTAACAAATTTTTGGCAATCAAAGCAACAAGAAATGGTTTTGCTAGTATTGGTACTGGTATTAGTTTCAATGTAGACGGATTGACTAGAACAATTAAACCAGGTTCAGTTGGATTTATTGACGATGACAGTCAAACTTATTTTATTATTGGTGTAAGTAATTTCCAAGCACCAACTATTGCAAATAACAACTTCCCTAACACGTATGCACTTGTAAACGCTAACAAGGCATTCTTAGCAGAAGAAGTTGTGCAATATGTAGATGCAACTTATCCATCATTAGTTTACAATAGAGAACGTTGTAGAACAGATACATTACTAGTAATTGATGCTATTTTACATGATTTAGATTTTGATACTAACGGTGAATCAATTGACGCCGGTTATGCATACTATGATACTCCATCAGGTCTGTATGCAATTACTGTACAAAAAACAGAAACAGTAGCGGCACTAGGATATTTGAAAACAATTTTAGGTAACGTAATTAATGAAACTGCGCCAACAACAGTACGTGGTGCTATATCACAAGTTACAGAACCGGCATTCAATGCAGAATCAGGTGGTGATACCAAAGCACAAGCACTAGCACAGATTGTTATTGATATTATTAACATTGGCAAATCAAGTGCTCCTGCAAAAACAAATTATGGTACGGCAAGTATTGCACTTGATCCAAAAATTCCAAGTAACAAAACACCAGAAGAAGGTTCAAGAATAGTATTCCGTGAAGCATTTTCACAGGTGCGTATGACAGGACATGACTTCTTGGATATTGGTACAGGTGGATTTGCAGATACTAACTATCCAGTTATTATTAGAGCAGACTATACACAACAACCAAGTCAAGAAGATGAAACCAGATCGCAAAACGGTGGTAGAGTATTCTACGTAACCACTGACCAAGATGGTAACTTTAGGGTTGGTGATTACTTCAAGGTTGAACAGGCAACTGGTAGAGCAACACTTTCATCAGAAGAATTTGACTTAACTGGTTTGAATGAACTACAACTTGGTTCGATCACAGCAGGTAAACAGGGTGCTACAATTAACGAATTTAGTACTGATCCTAACTTAACTGATGCTTCAGATAATGCAGTTCCAACAGAAGGTGCAGTATCTAAGTTTATCAAATCAGGATTTATGGGTACTGACGCAATGGTACTGGCACGTGGTGCAACTAACCAAAGACCTACTGAAACAATTGAGGGTATGTTACGATACAACACTACCTTAAAAACAATTGAATTCTATGATGGTACAGAGTGGGCAGTTTCAGGCGGTGCTGGTTTAAGTATTGTTAGTGTAACACCAAACATTTTTGATCCAGATGTAGATACAACTATTGAAATTTTAGGTGATAAATTTACTAACCCAACAACAGTAAAATTTGGAAGTGTAACAGTTCCTGCAAACCAAGTAACTTATGTAAGTGAACAAGAGATACAAGTAAGCACAGGAGTTGGTATATTCACAGGATTAACAGCAGACAGATATAATGTTGAATTAACAGCATCTAATGGTAGTAAAACTACACTACCAAGAGGTATTGAAGTTGATAATGCTCCGAATCCAAATACTCCGGCTGGTTCTTTAGGTAGTTTCCAAGAACAAACAGCAGTTAATATCACAAGTATAACAGCAACAGATCCAGACGGTGATACAGTTACTTACAGTATTATACTTGACACAGGAAGTTTATTTGTAGACCAAGGTGGTCCATTGACAATGAACAGTCAAACTGGTGCAATTACAGGTACATTACCAAGTGTTCCTAGTACTTCAACTAAAACATTCACAGTTAGAATGGCTTCACAAGGTACAAATGGTACAGTAAACACTGATGTTGTTTACTCGATTGAAATTTTACAGAACAATGCACCAACAATTACTTCACCAACAGCAGGTACATTACCAGGCGGTGATGATGGTACAACACAAGATAGTACATATGGTACAACAAGTATTCAGGTTACTGCAAACGATCCAGATCCAGGACAAACATTAACATACTCAGTTACTTCTGACTCAACAGGATTATTCAGCAACGGTCTAAGTTTAAACACTGGCACAGGTTTGATTAGTGGTACTATTAACCACAGTTGGTTGAACAGAGCGTATGATAGAACAGGTTCAGTAACAATACAAGTTACAGACGATGCTACATTCCCAGCAACTGATGATGTTACATTTAGTATCAAAGGTAGAACTACTTGGAGATATAGAACCGTAATTAATAGAGGTTACATGGCAGGTGGATATAAAAATTCAGTTCCATGGTCAAACGTTAATAGAACAAACATGTCGAATGACACATCAAACAACTTAGGTAATATAATGGATCAACCAGGTACATATTTGGACGGTGGATTCAGTGATGTAACAGGTTGGATTTGGGGTAACGATCCAAGTTATCCTACTAACTCAAACAGAGGTTGGTCGTTTAACATGACAAACGATTCACGTAAAGGTTACAACAACAGTTCATTGAACATGTCAACAGGAAGAAACGACCACGGTGTTAGTAACGAAGATAATGTTAAGTCAGTTATTACAGGTGGTGGTAGTGCTAACACAGACATTATGAATCACTCAACTGAAACTATGCGTACAAATGTTAACAACTCCGGTCTAAGTTCAGACTATGTTGGAGCGGCATGGAGTCAAACTGCTGGTTATCATTGGAATGGTACACACAGAAAGATTTCGTTCGCAACAGAATCATGGAGTGGAATGTTTGGTACACAAGGTACACACTCAAAAGGATTAACAAGTAAGTATGGTTATTACTACATTGGCCCACCAAACAACAACAGAAACCTTGAAAAAGTTAATTCAAGTAATGATAGTTCGATTGGTACAATTGGTAACTTCCCGAACGGACAGAACTCACAAGGTGAGCATAACATGATGATGGGACAAGATGCTGGATACTCCATTGGTATGTGGCAGGGTTCAAATGGTCAGGCTAATGACAGTTGGAAACTTACATATTCAAACGATAGTATGAGTAACGGTAACAGCGGTCAAAGTGCTCTACAACCAAAAGGACAACCAGGATGTTCATCAGGTGGTTGCTTTAGTACAGGAATTTAATTATGAAACTATTATATTTTGGCAGAGAACAAGAAAACGGATACATTAAAACTGTAAAAGCAGAGCAAGGCGGTATTGTTGCAGAAATAGATGAAAAAAACTTAGAATACATAGATTGGTCAAGTTTCATTTATGCTGTACAGTTTAATGATGAAGAGTTTGATAAAGGTGTGATGAATTCTATGAAATCATACAACGAATATTGGACTTGTGATCAAGATGGTAGGATATCAGATACATGGAAACCAACTAAAGTTTCTAATGTTGGTAAAGATACAGATCCTGAAGGAAACACTTGGACAAAAACTAAACTTCCTTGGACTAGCGAAGAGCAACAAGTAATTTGCAAATATGACAAAGCATGGATTACAGGAAAAATTGCAACTTTTGCCTTAAGTGCATACACAAAAATTGATGTAGATAGAGGACCAGTTGATAAAGAAACTTGGGATTTACAATATACACAAGCCAAAGAATATGTAAACAACAATAGTGCTGGAATACTTATTAGCAACCTTGCTAGTGCAAAAGGTGTTACAGTTGCTAATTTGGCACAGTCTATTATCAAAAACAACGAAGCATATCAAACTAAAGTATCTAAAGTATTAGGATTAAGTATTAAGTTACGTAAAGAAATAGCAAATGCTTCTACAGTTGAACAAGTACAAAGATTTGCCCAAAAATATCTTGAATTAGACTACGGATTCGAAGGTATTGAAGAAACTCCTGCTAGAACATTATTCAGTTCTTTATAATACCACAAAAATAACAGATAACTAATATTATTAATATTAGGAGAACAAATGTCTGACGATTTATCAAACGAGGATATTATACAATTTTCATTAGATTTTGATTATGCATACAGTCACTATCAAATGGGAAGTTATGTAGTTGATAACAACATTACAAATTGGCGAAAAGCCAAACAATGTCTTATTGAGATAGAACATAGAACACAGTCAATTGAAGATAGAACATTCGACGACAAGAAAAAACTTGCAGAAATACAGATTAAAAAAGAAGAATTAGAATCAGAAGAATCACCTGCTAAACGTCATCTAATAGAAGTTGAAATTGAAGAATTTGAATGCCATCTTGCAAGGAACAAGCGTAGAATAGGACAGATTATTCAAGAACGTGAAAGATTTATGGATCAGTTTAGAAAATTGATGCCTGACAAAACTCATATGTTAGAAATGAAAGAGAATATTGAAGAAAAAGAAAGAGAATATTGGATTTCGCGTATGGGTAAACAATCAGCAATGGAAATGTTGGCAATGGGCAAAATTCAACCAGGTAATTTAGAGAGTATTATGCACATGCCTCATGAGGATCAGGAAAAAATTCTAAGAGGAGCATTGGAATATACAAAACAGTTTGAGACTGGAGTCATATCTATAGAAAAAGATGTTGAACAAAAATTAATCGCAAGTTTAAAAAATAAAGAAGAATTAGATATTGTTCCTAAACTTGAGGATACCGTACAAACAAATGCAAAACTTCTCGATTCCCCTAAACCCAAAACTTGATTACGACAGTTTTACTAAGAAGTTTATTCCCTTTTTAGAAAAACATAAAAAGTATATCTATGATGTTTACTTTACAAGTCGTATACCTCCGTTTGGCCAAGATGCTATGGGAGATGTTTTCCATCAAGGAGACTGGGGAGCAATTAGTGAAAATGCAATTCAAATACAAGAAATATTAGGTATACCTGTTAGTGCAACATTTAATAATATAAATGTACCGCCAACATCACAGAATTTACAAATTTGGATCAAAAATTTTGCACCGTTATACGAAGCAGGTGTACGCATTGCAACATTACCTCATACTATATGGATGCTACAAGGAGTAGTGCAGAAAGCATATCCTGAATTACGTGTAAAAAATACTATTTTACGTAACGTACAACGTGCTAATGAAGTTGTCAAACTTGCTGAAGCGGGTTTTTATTATGTAAATCTAGACAGAGATTTAATGCGTGACAAAGATAAACTATTAGAAATAAAAGAAGCAAAAGAATATGTAAGAAAAAATATTTGTCCTGACTTTAGAATTAGTTTGTTAGCAAACGAAGGATGTTGGGGGAATTGCCCTGTACAAGATGAACATTTTGAATATAATTTTTCAAGACAAGATGCAACGGATCCAACATATTTTATGGATTCAATATCTAAACCTACTTGTCCTAGATGGGACGCTATGGATCCAGCCGCACAATTAAAAGTTGCTAACTTTACTCCGTGGAGAGAAGACTGGGTAGAACTTATGGATACAGGTATTGATGTGTTTAAAATGCATGGTAGAGAATCTATAGATAGATTGTGGGAAACTGTAGATTTAGTAGAAAGATTTGCAAATGATCAAGAGATTTTGTTCGATAACTTTAATGAATTCATTGAAGTAGGTGATTTAGATAACAAGCCAATCAAAGTATGGCGTGAAAAAATTAAAAATTGTAAATTTAATTGTTGGAAGTGTCATTACTGTGAAGATGTAGTAAGTGCAAAAACAAAAAACAAGTTTGTAGGTGCAATTAATAATGCAATTGAAAAAAGCATGGATAATGTAAGTAAACTATCAGATAACACTTTAGAAATAGAAGGTTTAACCAGTCATAAAATTAAACATTTCTTAAACAATCTATGTGAAACAAAAGATGTAAGATATTTAGAAATAGGTACATGGCATGGTGCAACATTTTGTAGTGCTTTAGAAGGAAACAATATACAAGCAGTATGTATTGACAGTTGGCATACAAATGATATAGAACCTATGCGTGAAGTAGATGGATGGAAAGGAAAAGACGGTAACCCTCTCAAAATATTTCAACAAAATATGTCCAAAGTAAAAGGAATTAATAGGGTATTAGGTTTTAATGAACCTGTGGAAAGTTTAGACTTGACAAAAATACCGCATACTAGTAATATAGTATTCTATGATGGAGATCATACATACGAACAAACAAAAAACTTTTTGAATAGATATTTTGATAAGTTTGAAGAAACGTTTGTATTAATAATAGACGATTGGAATTGGATGCAAATCAAAAATGCTACACAAGAACACATAAAAGAAAAGGAATACAAAATACTGTTTGAAAAACATTTAGAAACTACTGGAGAAGATCCAAATGACTATTGGAATGGTTTAGGTATATTTGTGTTAAGAAAGAAAAGAGAGAATATAACATAATGAAACCATATACATTAGTAAAAAATTTTATTGGTAAAGAAACAGCACATTTCTTATATGAATACTTAGAATTTAGCACTAAGGTTTATATTAAAGAAGGAGATCCACAAGCAAAAGCAGGAGACGAGATGGTTCCTGGTTGCTTAGGTCCGAGAAGCGGAGACTTAACATTTGATGCATTTTTAAAATTCATGCATAGTAAAGTAGAGGATCTTACAGGTTTAACATTGTTTCCGACATATACGTATGCAAGATTGTATACTTCAGGAAATGCTATGCCTAAGCATAGGGATAGACCTGCATGTGAGTATAGTTTGACTTTAAAGTTAAGCGACAATAAAAAAGGAAACTGGCCAATTGTTATTGAAGACGAAGAAGTATTTTTAGATGACGGTGATGCAGTTTTATATAAAGGTTGTGAAGTAATGCATTGGCGTAACGAGTGTAAAATTGAAGACTACAAACTAGGTCAATTGTTTTTACACTATGTTGATGCTAATGGTCCTTATGCTAAAGAACGTTACGATGGATATTACGATAAAGGAATATTTTTTGAAAAAGATCTTAAGGAATTTTTGTAATGCAAGTTAATTCTATATGGCCAACACATATTGGAATTACAGATAGACCTTCTGACCAATGTAATGATCATAAGGATATATATTCTTTAATAAGAAAATTAGAAAAAGATCAAAGCATAGACAACGGAGAAAACTTAGGATTTGTAACAGATGGAACAATTCATCAATATGATGAATTAGAAAAACTTAATAAATGGTTAATTAAACAAGTATGTAATTTTTCAGAAAAAATAGGTTGGGATGTCGACGAAGAAGATGTTTTTATTGCAAACAGTTGGGCAGTATTAAGTAAAAACGGTGCAAGTACACATAAACCCCACATACATGCTAACACATTGTTAAGTACAGTGTATTACTTACATGCACCAGAAGGTTCTGCTCCTTTGGGTTTGTTACAACCAGACATTAAATGGAAAGCATGGCAACCAGATTTTATAGAACGTACAGTTAATACTGAAGGAGAATATTATGTTCCTGCAAAAACAGGACAGTGTGTTATTTTTCGAAGCGACATTCCACACATGACTGGACAAAATAATTTTACTAATACATCTGAATTACAGGAACGTGTTGTAATACCATATACATTTAATTTAAAAAATTTAGGAAAGAAATCTAGAGGTAGGCATTATGGAATCTAAAACAATTGGTTTATTTCCTACCGGGTTTGTAGAATTTAAACTCGATATTAGCGATCAAGAAATACAAGATTTAATTAATGCAGTTGATTGGAATAATCATAAACAAGGTTTTGAAGAATTTCCAATGTATCAAATTTCTAAACAAAACTTGCAAGATGATGTAAAATTTGCAAATTTAAGTGAGAAAGTTATTGCCTGCGGTATTGATTATTGTAACAAAATAGGATATAAACCAGAAAACTTATACATTACAAGCATGTGGATGAATAAATTTAGCAATAGCCAAAGCATAGGTCCTCATACACATACTAATAGTTTGTTAAGTGGTGTTTATTACCTTAACAGTACACCCGATCAAGGCGGCACAGAGTTTTACAATCCGATAAGTAAAATGCGTAATACTATTAGCGTTACTAGAGACGGAAACAGTCCGTTTTTAACTGATAGAATTAGTAGTAAGGCAGAACCTAATAAAATGATTATATGGCCTAGTTACATAGAACATAGGAGTGAAAAGAATATAACACCTAAACCACGTTATACTCTTAGTTTTAATATGTTACCTACCAAGTTAGGCAATCAAGAACACTTCAATTATGCGGAGATAAAATGATAAAAACAATTTGTATACTAGGTGGAGGCACAAGCGGATATCTAACTGCCGCATATCTCAAATCAACAATACCAGATGGTGTAAAAATTTTACTAATTGAAAGTAGTAAAGTAGGAATAATAGGAGTAGGAGAAGGAACACAACCTTATACAACAGAATTTCTACGTAAGTGTGGATTACAACCAATTGACTGGATGAAAGATGCAAATGCCACTTATAAACTAGGCGTAGAATTTAATGGTTGGAGCGATGAATCTTATTTTGTCGATAATGATGACTATGGGACATTTTTATTAGGCCCAGAAATGCCTACATTTACATATTGGATGAGTAAAAGTAAAACACAATTTTTCAATTTTTTACAAAGTTATAAACTAGCAAAAGCAAATAAAAGTCCTAAAATCAATCATGCAATGGATTTCACACACGGGTTTATTACTCCTAGTTGGGACGCAGTACACTTTGATGCTCATAAAATAGGAGAAGCAATAAAAAAACAAATTAAAGATCAAATTGATATAGTTGATACAGAAATAGTAGAAGTAGATACATTTGAAAAAGGTGTAAAATGTTTAAGAGACAAAGAACGTGTTGAGTATCACGCAGATCTTTACATAGATTGTAGCGGATTTAAAAGTTTATTATTAGAAAAAACTTTAAATGTAAGATGGTTAGATGAAAGCGAAAACTTACCTTGTAATAGTGCAGTTGCAATTCCTACACAATATAAAAATCCACAAGAAGAATGTCATCCATACACAAAAGCAACAACTATGAAACATGGTTGGCGTTGGACTATTCCAACATTTGAAAGGATTGGTAATGGATATGTTTATAGTGACAAATATTGTTCAAAAGAAAATGCTGAAAAAGAACTACGCGAAGCAATAGGGGAATTTGATGCACCTGCTAATCATCTAGATATGCGTATAGGAACACACGAAGGTATAGCACATGATAACGTTGTTGCAATTGGATTAAGCGGTGGCTTTGTTGAACCATTAGAAGCAACAGGAATAACTTTCACAACTAAAGCAGTTGAGTTTTTAGTAGAAAGTTTGAGACATAGTGACGGACAATGGAATAATCAAAATTTACACTATATTAACACAGAATGGTTAAAAATGTTCTATGAGATTAGAGATTTTATATTTGCACACTATAAATTTGCAAATAGAAAAGATACACAATTTTGGCGTGATGTTACAGAAAAAGAATTACCAGATACTGCAAAACAACGTTTAGATAAGTTTGTTCCTGCTCCTAAAGATAGTATGTTTATACCAGGAATAACAAGTATGTTCCATACAGGACAGTGGTTTGAAATGCTATATGGAAGTGATTTTTATGGAAAAAATCTTGCATTTTTAAGTGATGATTATCTCAAGTATGCAGAAAGTTATGTAGATATAGAAACATACCGCATAGATCGAATATTACGTGACTTAGACAACCATTATGACTACCTAAGTAAATGGTATAAGAACTTATAAATAGTAGTATGAGCATGATAAAAAAGTTTTACACTACAGCGGTATATGAAGTCAACAATACTAACGAATTTGTTGCTTTTACCTTAGGTCCTTTTTTCACAGAGCAAGTACGAGTAGCAACAAGTAATTTAGATTTTCATTTAAGTTTTACAAAAGACAAAGACGATCTAAATGCACCGCTTACAGCAGAAAATTACGATTTGATTATACCAAGAAACACAGTAGAAATTATGCCAAACATTAGAGGCGGAAGAATAAGTGTTAAGCCTATAAAATATGGTGAAGACAGCACTTTTGTAGACGGCAAAATTTCAGTATCAGAAATTGACCTGCTCTATGACACAAGAAGATAATTTATACAACCTACTAGGTATTCTTCCTAGTGCAACTCCTAAGCAGATTAAAGAAGCATATAAAAAACAAAGTATGCAATACCATCCTGACAAAGGAGGTGATGAAACTATGTTTAAAAAGATGTCTGATGCTTATGAGATTTTAAAAAATCCTGAAAAACGTAAAAGATATGACATCATAATTAATCTAGTTAAAGTAGATAATATGAATGTTGAAATAGTTCAACCCGCTGGAAGTAATATAAAGTTTGATATTAAACAAGCCAGAGGCACAATCGAGATAACTGAACTAGAAAAATAATTAACTAAATTTTTTCTTTACATGGAAATTTTTCTTGTATGCTTCGTCACCGGCAGAACCTAATACATTTTGATGAGTATCCCATTCTGTCCAATCTGTAATACCAACTTCCATTTCCCATTCTTGTCTTTTAAATGGTATACACTGTATCATAGGTGTTTCAGTTGTTAGTTCAAGTTCTTCTCCTGGACTTAAATTAAGCATAAAAGGAAAATTAGTAGGAACTCTATAAGTGTCTGTATCAACTATACCAGAAAGCATTTGATACTTTTCTGTCGACACATTAAGAGGATGAGTAAAAAATGTACTCCAACCTGCAGGAGTTTCAATTATCCAAGGACTTGCAAATTTTAACACTGGTTTGTCTTTCCATGGAGATTGATCAAATTGTCCTATAGCATGTGAACTGCAAAACAGATTACCTGCACCTTTCTTAGTAACTAGTTTATCTCTATTATATTTTATCGTTAATGTACTACAAAAAGGTATGATATATCCGCTTGTAATTGCATCTAAAAAAGGTGGACATTTCTTTATTGTTGGCATAGTATCAATTGGTCCAGCCAAAGGTTTTGTTTTTTTGAACCATTCTGGAACCATTTTAGTTGCCGGCATTGGAGGTGGTACTTTATCCCAATCAGAAAATTTGTCCATAACCACTTGCTGTTTAGTTATTGTGTTAATTGGTCCGGGTGGTTTAGTAAATTTTATCTTCAGTTTACTCATTACTAGTGTACTTATCAGATAATTATTAGTATGCTGAATGAAATGAACATCACCGGTATCTTTCCTGTACCAGTTGCTACTACCGAAATAGATTTACCTGATATTCAAAAAGTAAATTGGGTACAAGGGGATAATTTTCTTCAAAGTGAAGACGACTTACATAAACAAGATTTTATGCAAAGTACAGTAAAAGACATATTGGAACACGCAAATAATTTTGGACAATTAATAGGTTGGAGAAAAGAAGACTATTGGATTACGCAGATGTGGGCAAACAAATATGCTCCTTCTACAGAAACTAAATCAGGTGGTTCTATTCACGCACATTATCACAGTAACAGTTTATTAAGTGGTGTTTTGTATTTTGACGATAATAGTCCAACAAGATTTTTTCAACATGACAAAACACGTTATCTAATTAAAACAAGTGTTGTAGAAAGCAACCCATTTACAAATGAAATATTTACAGTTCAAGCCAAAGCAGGAAGATTAGTTTTGTTTCCTAGTTATTTGGTACACGATAGTGAACCTAGTGAACAAGAAAGAATCACTATGAGTTTCAACATTATGCCAAAAAGTTTAGGTATAAAGATGGATTATAATTTTTTAGATCTATCAAACAATTAAATCTAATACAGTTTGTAGTTTCTCTTTAATTGCTTTATTTTGAAGTGTATTACGCAAACCGACGTGTAAAGGTTTAGGCCAGCAATTTACATTTGTCCAAGCATATCCGCTGTGTTCATTGTTAAGAACAGGAATAAATTCATTATCAACAATAGCAAGATAAGTATGAAAAAAGAATTTGGAATCATTTGACGTAAACATTTCTAATGGAATAACTTTTTTTATAGAAGGTGTTTTTCCAACTTCTTCTGATATTTCTCTTTCTAGTGCTTTCCACGGTGTTTCGTTATGTTCAGCCATGCCACCTACAAGTCCCCATTGACCTATAGTTTTTGTTTTAGTGCGTTCTAAGAATAAAAAACGTTTGGTGTTACGAGCATAGAACAATGCTCCACTGCATACGATATCTTTTTTTACAGTACTAGTCTCCATGACCCTTTTAAATATTCACCTTCATAACTTTTTAACCAAGTACCTTGTTCATTTGTAAACTTATATTGTACTCCAGTATATGTATTAGTTATATATATAGGGGTCTGGTCTTGAGTAGAATCGGTTCGTTCCTCATTTGCACTAGCATCAAAAGTAATTTCCCAAGAACTACCGTTCCAAGTTATAATATCGTTAGCACCTGCCTGTAAAACTGTTCCGTCTGCATTTTGCCATGCATTCATATTGCTATCACTACTGTCATTTTTTAGATGTTCGTGTATGTCGTTAAGTATTAGGTAACGTGTGCCTGTTGCTAATGTTGTATAATTTGGATTTGTTTTTAAAGGATCAATAATAGCATCTACTGTTCCTCTTGAATTTACTGAGTCTGACAATACAGTATTTTCTGGCACTGTATCGCTGTCAAAACTTAAAACCATTTGTGTTTCATCTGTTGGATTTACACTTGCTGTCGCAACTATTTCATTACCATCAGGTTTAGTTAATCTTAATGTTGAAAGTCCTGCTCTAAATTTTCCTGGATATTGATCTAGTAATTTATACCAACTAACAGGTGCTCCTGTTCTTTCAAATTCTCCAGGATCTGATTCTTTTAATCCTTCTGCTGGATCTAAAAGTTTTGCAGTATTATTCATTACCAGCAAACCAAAATTTCCTGGTGTTACATTGACAGTTGCCATTGGATCAGCGGCGTCTATTACACCGTCTGAAATACTTCCAGTTTCATCAAATACACTCATAACAATTTTTTCAATAACACCTAGTTGTTTTACCTTCGCAGGTGGTGTCAACCATATAGGCATTATAAAAGAAAGTTCACCAATGTCAATTTCTGATTCTGTGCCTTGTGGAATTGATCTTGTGCTAAATGCAACGTTTGATAATTCAATTAAACTTAGACTAGTCCAGTCTACATAGTTTGCAGTGCTTTGTATTTCTAAACTAGGATTGAATAGAACTAGTATTTGTTCCATAATTTGTAATTTTTGATCTGTATTTGTACTCCATACATCAGTTTTCATTTGCAAATTAAAAGGTACAGGCATCATACGTTCAACTGTATATCCAGGACCTTGTGCACCTGTGTACTTTTGTGTATTATCGTCGTAATCTCTTTCTCTTAGATGAACTTTAGAAACATGGGAAGGATTCTGTACTCTATCTCTTGCGTATTCTAATCCTGTTATATAACAACTCACTCTTGGCGCACTTACAACTTTGTTTTCACTGTTATCTCTTATAATATGTGCAACTTGTCTAGTCAAATTTCCGTATGTTGCAGGTATTTTTCTTAAAGTTCCTGCTCCGTCTTTGTAAGAGAAGTTACTCATTACACGAATAAACTGTGTAACATATCTTCTTATTTGTCCATCGTAAAAATGTTGCATTAATTATCTGCCTTAGGTTTGAGTGCTTTTGATAATGCTTGTCTTTCAGTAACAGTTTTGCCACCTACTTGATTTGTTTTAGTATTATTTACAAAAGTACCTATTTGATTATTAGCATTATCACTACTTACAGTTTCTGCTCTTAAATTATCTTCAACTTTCAACCATCTTCTGCCATTGTATCTAAAAAGTCTGTTTGGAAAATAATCTGTTCTTAAATGGAATTGTCCATCTACTGGATTACTTGGAAATGCTAATCCAAAATTGTATGGTTTACCATTGGGTGGAACACCATCTTCTGTTAAGTATCCTACATAGTATTTGTTCTTTGGTGATTTTAATACAGCACTGGCATCTAATTTAGAAGTATCAACTTTAATATCAGTTTGCGATCCATCTTCTGTCATTACATTACCGCTATCATCAGTAGGTACTACAAAGAATTGTTTTGTTTCGTAACCTGCCTTAACTGGTGTATTTGCATCACCTGTTATATCTTCATTTGCTTGATTCAACACTGCTTGATTAATTTGCATTTCCTTTTCATATGTTGATAAAACATCTCTAACAGTGCTACCAGTGCCTTCTCCGCTATCTTTATCAAATATATCTTTAAATTCTTGACTGTCAAGTATAGGTTTACATTTTGCACGTAACAAGTGTGGATACCAAGTTTGTGAAAAACCTTCACTAGGCCTACTTACATCTTCAATTACATAATATCTTTTTAATGCAACTTGAAAATCGTTTAGTGCATACTCATCTTTCAAATGCGGTAACTCTAATACATCACCACTCATTAATTTACGCCCTAAATTATCAACACTATTATTAAGATGAAAAGTAATAAAAACTGTGTCATTTTGAAGAAACATTCCAAATTGTGATAAGTCAAAATCCAAATCATTTACGTTGTATATTCCACGTATTGTATACACATCTTGTGAGTATTTTCTATCTCTGTTTTCTAAAAACAGTAAATCTTGTATTTTTGTTTCAGGTATGTCATTTGTACCATATGGTTGACTAGGTGTGCTTTTATCCACACCGGGATCTACTGGACCTTCGTATTTGTGTACAAATATATCTGTACCACCTATTTGAAAGGCCTCATTTACATTGCGGTCTATAAAGCGATAATCCGCGGATTTTTCTGGTTTGTATAAACTGAGTCTGGGCATAGTAATAGTATTTATTGAATAAATATCGTTAACAAAGGAAACTTAAACATGGCTAAACAGACTATCAATGTAGGTACAAGTAATGACTCCGGAAATGGTGATTCTTTACGAACTGCTTTTATAAAAATAAACGAAAATTTTAACGAAGTCTATACACTAGCAGGTTCTAGTAACACGGCGGCATTGAAAGACATCAAAGGCAGTGTTTTTGCAGATGATAGTACTGTAATGGTAGACAGTGTAAATGGAACGCTAAATGGTAATCTAACAGGAAATGTCACAGGTGATGTTACAGGTAACCTAACAGGAAACGTAACATCAACAACTGGTACCAGTAGTTTTGCTAATTTAACAGTCTCATCTACACTAGATTTAACAGGCGCAACAGTTTCGAGCGATGTCAATTTTGGTACAAATGATTTAACAGGAATTAATAATTTAACAATTGGTGGCAGTTTGTTAACCAACGCAATGAGTCCACTTCTTGCAACAGGCGGCAATGGACAAAATCTATCACTAGCAGGCGGACAGTCGACAGCAGGTGATGGTGGTGATGCTATTTTAAATGCAGGTGCAGGAACAGGCTCAAACGGTGATGTTCAGATTGGTGCAAGTAACACTACAAATATTATAATAGGTGACGGAACTAACACAGTTGATTATCCTGCAGGAACTTCAGTAGACTTTACTGGTGCTACTGTAACTGGCGTTCAAGCAACATTAGTAAGTGGAACAAACATCAAAACCGTAAATGGAGAAAGTTTACTAGGTTCAGGCAATATCACAATCAGTGGTGGAGGAGGATCCGCATTTACCAATATTGGTGTAGGTGCTGATGACTCAACTATTAGAACTATTGGCGAAGGCGAAAGTTTCTTAATACTTGGTGGCACAGGCATTACCACAGCCAGTGATGCAGAAGGCAACATAACCATTACAGGAATAGATGCTTACACAAAGGCAGAAGTAGATAGTTCTATTGCTTCTGTTACAGCAGGACATTTTGATTTTAACATTACAGGTGATGATTCAACTGTAAGAACAGTTGCTAAAGGTGATACAATACAGATAGTAGGCGGCACAGCAATTACCACAGCCAGTGATGCAGACGGCAATATTACTATTAACGGTGTTGCACAGGACTTTGCGTTTTCAAGTTTAACAGGAACACCAACAACAATAGCAGGATACGGAATTACAGATGCATTTGATGGAGCATTTGGTTCACTATCAGGAACACCTACTACACTATCAGGTTATGGAATTACTGATGCGGCAACCTTGGCGGCACCTGCATTTACAGGTGCGGTAGATTTTACAGGCACAACAAGTGTAGATTTTACTGGTGCAACAGTTACAGGAT